GCTAGCATTAGCACGTTTTAGAAACGGTGGGTTTTTGCGTCTTCCAAGCGATGAGCCTGATGAGCTTCAGTATTTTAGAGGCTTCCGTGGGCAAAAACGCGGCTACTACTTAGGTTAGGAAAGATCATGGCTATTGATAAAAGTTTATACAGCGCCCCTGAAGGGGTTGAAGCTCTTGCTGCTGAAGAAGCGCCTATCGAGATTGAAATTGTAAATCCTGAAGATGTGACTATTGGTATTGGTGGTGTTGAGATTGATTTGATGCCGGAAGAAGGCGAAGAGGAAGAAGCGTTTGATTCTAATCTAGCCGAGTTTATGACTGAGTCTGACCTGCAAAAGATTGCTGGCGACATCATGGAGTTGGTCGAGTCTGATATTAACTCTCGTAAAGATTGGGTTGACACGTATGTTAAAGGGCTTGATGTCCTAGGGTTACGTTATGACGAGGTGACTGAGCCTTGGGACGGTGCTTGCGGTGTGTTCTCCACACTATTAACTGAGGCTGCGATTCGCTTCCAGAGCGAGTCCATCATGGAGACATTCCCTGCCCAAGGCCCAGTTAAGACAAATATTATTGGTCAGTGGAACCCAGAGGTTGAAGAAGCTGCTAAGCGGGTTCAGTCTGATATGAACTATCAGCTTACAGATAAGATGCCTGAGTATCGCTCAGAGCATGAGCGGGCGTTATGGGGTGTGGCGCTAGCCGGTTCGTCATTTAAGAAGGTCTACTACGACCCATCACTTGAACGTCAAGTTTCATTCTACATACCCGCCGAGGACATCATCCTTCCTTATGGTGTGACAAACATCCGGCGTACAGACCGACTTACGCATGTGATGCGTAAGACTAAGAATGATATTAAACGGTTACAAGTTAATGGGTTCTACCGTGACGTAGATATTGGCGAACCTTACGCTAACCAGACAGATATTGAGAAGGCTAAAGCTCAGAAAGAAGGTATTGAGCAGACTAAAGACGAGCGTTATCAGATCTGCGAAGTGCATATTGAGTATGACTTGCCGGGGTACGAAGAAGAACTACCTGTGCCTTATGTCATCACTATCGACAAGGGAACTAATAAGGTCTTAGCAATACGCCGCAACTATAAGGAAGATGACCCACAGAAACGTGCGCGTCAGCACTTTATACATTACATGTACATCCCCGGCTTTGGGGCGTATGGCTTCGGGCTGATTCATATTATTGGTGGCTACGCCACGGCAGGCACCATGCTGATCCGTCAGTTGGTTGATGCAGGTTCATTGTCTAACCTTCCCGGTGGGTTGAAGTCCAGAGGACTGCGGATTAAAGGTGACGATACTCCAATTGCCCCCGGTGAATGGAGAGATGTGGATGTCCCCGGTGGTGCTATCCGAGACAATATCTTACCGCTGCCCTACAAAGAACCAAGTCAAGTACTGCTCGCCCTACTAAACCAGATCACCGAAGAGGCGCGAAGGCTTAGTGGTATGGCTGATATGAAGATCAGCGATATGTCGAGTCAGGCTCCGGTGGGTACAACCCTCGCGTTGCTCGAAAGACAACTAAAAACAATGGGTGCTGTTCAGGCTCGCATCCATGCGGCGATGAAGGAAGAGTTCAAGCTGCTTAAAGAAATTATCAGGGAATACACCAGCCCAGACTATAGCTACATCCCGCAAGATGGTACACCGCAGGTAAAGGCTGAGGACTACGACATCGTAGAAGTTATTCCTGTAAGTGACCCCAACGCCTCGACGATGGCTCAACGGGTTGTGCAGTATCAAGCTGCACTTCAGCTTGCTCAAGGTGCTCCTCAGTTGTATGACTTGCCACGGCTCCATAGGCAGATGCTTGATGTGCTTGGTATCCCCAACGCTGACAAACTTGTGCCGTTGCCAGACGATCAGAAGCCAGTTGATCCTGTAACTGAGAATATGAACGTGCTTAAAGGTAAGCCACTCAAGGCGTTTATCTATCAGGATCATCAGGCTCACATCACAACGCATATGACCTTCTTGCAAGACCCAAGCATCATGCAAACTATTGGGCAAAACCCGATGGCGCAGCAGATGCAAGCTGCGATGATGGCTCACGTTGCCGAGCACTTAGGGTTTAGATACAGACAAGAGATTGAACAGCGTATTGGTTTACCGTTGCCTGGACCTGAACAACAGGTTTCTGAAGCTGAAGAACTCGCTATGGCTAAGTACGTAGCAGAAGCAGCCCAACAGGTCTTACAGATTCATCAATCACAAGCTGCTCAACAACAAGCTCAGGCTATGGCTCAAGATCCCTTGGTTCAGATGCAGCAGCAAGAGCTTCAGATCAAAGGTATGGAGCAGCAACGCAAGGCTGCTAAAGATCAAGCGGATGTCGCGCTTGCCCAAGGCCGACTACAGAACGAGCGTGAACGGATCGCTCTTGAGGCGCAGAAAGAAAACATTCGACTGCAAAGCCAAGACAAGCGTGACGACAAGAAGATCCAAGCTGACATTCTTAAATCTGTGATGAAACGAGGTGGTTAATGGCGCATGAACGGATGATGCTTGATCATTTATTTAATAAGTTGAATGAACGAGAAAAAGAAACCGCAGCAGCAATGAGTGACGCAAGCTGCAAAGACTTTGCTGAATATAAGTATTTGTGCGGCGTTATCCAAGGTCTGCGCCGTGCAAGGATGGAGGTCCAAGACCTTGTGCAACGGTATGAGGAATTTGAAAATGACTGAAACAGCTCAAGCTGTCATCGAAGAAGCGCAGGAAAAAGCTAGACAAGTGCCGCAGGTTAAAGGGTATAAGATCCTCTGCACTTTACCCAATATCGAGAATAAGTTTGATAGCGGGATTATTAAAGCCGATAGTACGGTTAAGTATGAAGAGTTGCTGAGTAATGTGCTCTTTGTTGTATCACTAGGTGATATGGCTTATGCGGATCAAAACCGCTTTCCTACTGGACCGTGGTGTAAGCCGGGAGATTTCATTATTACCCGTGCAAATACAGGCACCAGACTTAAGATCCATGATCGTGAGTTTCGGATTATTAATGATGATTCCGTTGAAGCGGTGGTCGAAGACCCCCGTGGTATTCAACGTGCGTGAGGTAAATTATGGAAAAAACTGAGTTTAAGTTTCCCGACGAGAAAGAACCTGAGAACAAAGCAGATGCTGGTGTCGAGTTTGAAATTGAAGTGGTAGACGACACGCCAGAACCTGACAAAGGGCGCAAACCGCTTGAAGAGCCTGTTAATGAAGTAACTGACGATGAACTTTCTAAATACGACGAGGGTGTGCAGAAACGTATTAAGAAGTTGTCGCATGGATACCACGATGAGCGACGAGCTAAAGAAGCTGCTTTGCGCGAACGTGAAGAAGCTTTAAGGTTTGCTCAACAGATTGTTGAAGAGAATAAGGCGCTTAAGAAAAACCTTGGCGACCATACAACGCTTTTAGTTGGCACTGCTAAACAAAATGCTGAGTTTGCATTAGCTCAAGCACGAGCTAAATATAAAGCTGCATATGATGCAGGCGATGCCGATCAAATCGTTACGGCTCAAGAAGAATTAACCCAAGCCAAACTTCGTTTGGATAAAGTTGAGAACTTTAGAGCGCCCCCTTTACAGGAAACACAAATTCCTGTAAATATGCAACCTGAATCCGCTTCAGATAATAAGCCGGACCCCAAAGCACTTGCGTGGCGAAAGCAAAATCAGTGGTTTGGACCTAACCGACTTATGACTGCCTTCACTCTGGGGCTGCATGAACAGTTGGTCGAAGAAGGCTTTGATCCTAGTTCGGACGAATATTACGAAAGGATCAATAAGACCGTACGTAGTAAGTTCCCCGAAAGCTTTCCTGATGGACAGGGCAAAGCAGAGGAGAAACCAAAACGGACGAGCAGTAATGTTGTAGCCCCCGCAAGTCGAAGCGTTGCACCTACCAAAATCACGCTGACACAAACGCAGGTTGCACTTGCTAAGAAGTTGAAGATCCCTCTCGAACTGTACGCTAAGAAAGTAGCGGAAGGAATGACACAAAATGGCTGAAAATAAATCACTTGTGAGCCGCGTAAACCGCGAATTAGATACCCGTGAAACTGTTGAGCGTCCTCGTAGCTGGGCACCTCCCACGTTACTGCCCGACCCTGCACCTGAACCTGGGTATAAATATCGTTGGATTCGTGTGTCCATGATGGGTCAGAACGACCCCCGTAATGTGTCAACCAAACTACGCGAAGGTTGGGAACCTGTTAGAGCAGAAGATCATCCTGAAATTTCTGGTTATTTAGAAAATGATAATCAGCGTTTCAAAGACAACATTGTTGTTGGTGGACTGATGCTTTGTAAAACCCCGACAGAATTTGTTGAGCAGCGTAATGCTTACTATCAAGCACAAGCTGAAGCTCAAATGCGTTCTGTTGATAGCAACTTCATGCGCGAGAACGATCCACGTATGCCTCTGTTTTCAGAGCGTAAATCGTCGGTGACATTCGGACGCGGTAATTCACAATCCAAGGAGTAATTCCAAATGGCTTACCCGACTGTTAGCAAGCCTTATGGCTTGAAGCCGATCAATTTGATCGGTGGTCAGGTGTTTGCCGGAGCTACCCGTCAGCGTCGCATTGCATCTGGTGCTTCTAGCATCGGTTTTGGCGATCCTGTTAAGTTTGCTTCGGATGGCACCATTGTTGTAACCACGGAAACAACTACTGGCCCCGCTACTGGCTTTGCCGGTGTGTTTTTGGGCTGTCAGTTTGTTTCTTCTGTAACGGGCCAACCCACATGGTCACAATCGTGGACTAGCGGCACTTCAATAAAGTCAAACACCTTTATTTATGCCTATGTCTGTGAAGACCCTGATCAGTTGTTCCAAGTCGCTGTAGTTACGGGCACGACGGTTGTTTCTACGTCTACTGGCCTGACCTACACTAACGTCAATAACAACGTGGCATTGGTGGCTAACACCCTTAACACCACGACCGGCGATTCGCAACAGGCTATCCTGTTGAGTTCTGCTGATGTAACGGCAACCTTGCCTTTGCGTATTGTTGACTTAGTGCCGGATACGGCGTTTGTTGTTAGCGGTACGACTTACTACCCCGAAGCAATTGTTAAGTTCAATGCACCGAACGTAACAGGATCTGTCGTGGATGGTGGTCATGCCTACTACAACCCAACCGGACTGTAATAGGGGAATATAAATGGCTATTTCACGCGCACAACTATTGAAAGAGCTTCTCCCCGGCTTGAACGCATTGTTCGGTCTGGAGTATGCTAAGTATGGCGAAGAGCACAAGGAAATCTACGAAACCGAGAGTTCCGAGCGTTCGTTTGAAGAGGAAACCAAGCTGTCAGGCTTTAGTGCTGCTCCGGTTAAAAACGAAGGTAGCGCCATAGCTTATGACAACGCGCAAGAAGCTTGGACCGCTCGTTATACGCACGAAACCATTGCATACGGCTTCTCGATCACTGAAGAGGCGATTGAGGATAACTTGTACGACAGCCTGTCTGCTCGTTACACGAAAGCCCTTGCACGGTCGATGGCGTACACCAAGCAGGTTAAAGCCGCTGCTGTATTGAATAATGGTTTTTCGTCTGGCGTTACTTACGGCGACGGTCAGCCTTTGTTCTCAACAGCACACCCGCTGGTTTCCGGTGGTACTAACAGCAACACGACCGCTACGGGCGTGGACCTCAACGAAACTTCGTTAGAAAACGCAGTGATTCAGATCGCTGCATGGACTGATGAACGTGGACTTTTGATCGCTGCTAAGCCCCGCAAGCTTATCGTTCCTCCTGCTTTGATGTTCGTGGCAACCCGCCTGTTAGAAACCGAACTCCGTGTCGGTACTAACGACAACGACATCAACGCCCTGAAGAACAACGGTTCGATCCCCGAAGGCTATACGGTCAATCACTTCTTGACCGATACCAACGCATGGTTCCTTACGACCGACGTTCCTAACGGCCTGAAGCATTTTGTACGTACACCGTTACAAAATTCAATGGATGGCGATTTCGATACGGGCAACGTTCGCTACAAGGCCCGCGAAAGGTATTCGTTTGGGGTCTCGGATCCGTTAGGTATCTACGGTTCCCAAGGAGCCTAATACCAATAAAATCAAGTACTTAGCTTGGTTTGGAAGCCGCCGCAAGGCGGCTTTTTCTTTGTTTGTTGACATTGTTGGTTCCTTGCGGTACATTACGGCTATGGCTTTGTAACGGAGGAAAACATGGAACAAGTCATTTACAAAATCATCAATGTAGTCAACAACAAGTTTTATGTAGGCAGCACAACAAACAAAAAAGTGCGCTTTAGGCAGCACCGTAAATTACTTCGTGGTAACAGACACCACTGCAAGCATTTGCAGGCTGCATGGAATAAATACGGTGAAGATAAGTTTGATTTTGTTGTCGTAGAGAACGTACCCCATGACAAAGAGCTTTGGGTGGTAGAGGACGAATGGTTGTCAAAAAATGTTGGGCAAGAGCACTGTTATAACAGCGGGTACGCAGCAGTTGCCCCGTGGCGCGGCGTATATGGTAGCAATCATCCTAAATTTGGAGTGCCTCAAACAGAAGAACAAAAAGAAAAAATTTCTGCAACCCTTAAAGATTTTTATGCTGCGGATTACTTTAACCACCCGCGTGTCGGTAAGAAACATACCGAAGAGGTACGATTAAAGATTAGACAGAACAGAACCCCTACCGCAGGGCAAAATCACTATCGTTACGGTAAAACCCTTTCTGAAGAAACAAGACAAAAAATTGGTGACGCACAACGCGGCAAACCGAAGGCAGAGGGGCGTAAAGTTTCAGAAGAGGGGCGTTTAAAGATCCGCGCAAATATTGAAGCAGGGCGTAGCCACATGCACTGGCTAGGACGTAAACATACTGAGGAAGCGAGAGAAAAAATGAGCAAAACTGTTTTTGCAATGCCTGATGGGATTTTATTCCCAAGTCTTACAGTCGCACTTAAGTACTATGGGATGACCATGCCAACACTTCATCGTGCGTTAGTTTCTGGAAAACCTCTATCAAAAGGGCGTTTAGCGGGGTACAGTTTTAAGTATGGCGGGGTCGATTCAAAGCCTACTGAAAACGATTTAGCGTTGATCCGTGCAAAGCTTATTGACACCACCCCCACAACCTGATACAAACACATTATCTGGGAAACCAGCTTGCTAAACTGTCCCAGCAGACGATGCA